TCATCTTCTCGCGTAGCTCGGTGTGCGCGCGGCCGAGGCCTGCCATTTGCTGGCTCAGAAATTGGACCCGCGCGCGCTGCGCCTCGAATGTCTCGGACAGCCGGTCGACTCGGGCGATGTCAGCCGCGTCGCCGGCCTTTTTCAATTCGGCGCCGAATTTCTTCAGGTCGGCCTGCGCCAACGTCAGCTCGGCGCGCAGTTTCGAGGCGTCGCCGACGATGTTGACGACCAGATTGTCAGGCATCGAGGTCTTTTAGGGTGCGCTCGATGGCCTCGCCCTTGCCTTGCGCGGCCAGAGCGTGGTCGTGCAGAGCTTCGGCGCGTTCACGCCGTTGCCGCGCCATGCCCAGCATCAGCCATGCAAACGCTTGCCGGGGCGTCATCTGCCAGATCGCCTCGAGGGGATGATGCCATTGGATCAATTGCTCGATGCAAGCGGCGAGAGCGCTTTGGGCCCGGCCCCGTCTGCGGCGGCCGGCAATAAAGGGTCCGTCTCCCGCGCGGCCGGATATGTCAACCGCATGACGGTCATCGCCATCATCATGATATCGGCTGCGGCGAACTCCCGGATTTTATCCTCGTATTCGGGCTGACCGGCGTGCCCGAGCCCGGCGGCGATCAATGCCGGCATGGCTTCGGCGGCCTCGATGACCGAACCAGAACCGGTCTCGATCACGCGGGCAAAGGCGGGATAGCGTTTGGCGATTTCGGCCAACATGCCGAGTTGGACACCAGCCAGCTCGATCTCGACCGGTCCGTCGGCGGTTTCCAACGCCACGCGCTCGGTGTGCGGCTTTGGGACGATGTCGAGAAAATCGACCATGCCGATCAAGGGCCGCCGACAGTTCCGCCATCCATCATGAACATCTTCAAATTGTAGGCGGTGAATTCGTCGAGCCGCAGCCGGCAACGCGCGGCCTGTTGGACAATCGGCGCAAAATCCTTGGACCGCACGCCGGTCATATGCTCCCAGTGATCCAGCCGTGTAATCTGCGGCTCAAATTCAAACTGCTGACAGTTGCCGAGCACGGTGTACCCGGTGCCGCCGTGCGGTTGCCAACTGATGATTCCGGTGCCGACGTAGTAGGCGAGGATATTCGGACTGACCAGGGTGTCGTCGGGATGGCTGACGGTGCCGAAGTTGCCGCTCACCAGCAGCACCTCGCCCTCGAGTTCGATCAGCCCCCATTCGTCACCAATCAGGTTCATCACCGCGGCCGGTGCGAACTGCACCAATGTCAGAGTGACGGTCAGTTGCGGCCCAATCAGGTTGGCACCGGCGAACTTCAAGCTGCCGCGGATATCGGGGCTGGCGCCGATGTTGATTGTCGATATTGCCATGCGGTCCTGTCTCCTCTAGGGGATCGGATAACTGTCGAGATCCTGTCCGACGCGAATTTTGATCGGCACGATAGCGCCGGCAATGCGCCCGTTGTGGCCGGGATCCTTCTGCACTTCGCCCTCGATCCGACAATAATGGACACCGTGCAGGCCGAGGTTCTGCCGGCGACCGAGCGGTGCGTTGCCCGGCGGATCGATCGCGCGTTCGACGGCGTCGAGGAGCGTGTTGAGCTCGGTCGCAGGAATGGCGCTCGGATCTTCGCCGGCATCGGAAAATATCCAGAGCTCGCAATCGATCAGGATCCAGCCGGGTGCGCTGGCTTGCCGCGGGAAATGTTGCTCGCCGATATCGAGCAGGTACAAGGCCGGCATATCGGCCTCTTCGATGGCGTGCGCCAGGCGCCGCGTGGCGGTCTGGAAGCCCTGCGTCAGCGGCGAGGCGGTCATATCCGCAGTGGCGGGCAGGCTCAACGTCACGTCGGGCCCGATGGTCGCGAGATAGGTGTGCTCGGCGACGCCGGGGCCGCTGATCGGCATGCCGACGAGCATTCCCGAGGTATCGCTGACATTACCCAAGGTCACATCGCCGGTCGCTGTATCGGCGGTGAACTGAAAGATCATCGGCGTCCCGGTGACGAGGCCGAACAGCGCATCCATGATCACCTCGCGGTTCATCGCACCGACTCAGCGACGACGCGCTCGATCTCGGCCTGGATGCGCGGACGCATGGCCGCAGCCGGGTCGCGCAAAAAGCGCTTGGCCTGGATGTTGGCGCGGCGCGTATAGGCGCTGACGGCGACAAATTGCGAATCGATGGCGCGGTCGAATACGTGGCTCAAATGTTCCTGGTGCGCGCGAACGCGCACGATCCGGTGAGCGCCGTATTCAAGAGCGGCGGCTGCCTCACGGCCGGCGCCGAGAATGCGCACCCGGCCGGTGACCGCATCGTCCTTCACATCGACAAAGGCTTGCGTCGCGGTGCGCAGGCGCCCGGTGCGGTAGGGTTCGGCGGCGTGGATGCGGGCCAGCAACTGATCGGTCAATTGCGTGATGGCCAGCCGCAGGCCGCTTTTCAGCCGTCCCGAGAGCTGCTCAAAATGTGCGATGACTGCCCTATCATCGATCTCGAAGGTCGGGCTGAGCATCAGCCGATCCCGCCGCGCCGGTAGGGGTCGAGCGTGGGGCCGAGATCGCCGGGCAAGGTTTGGCCCGGCACGGGTCCGACCCAATAGGTTTCGCGGCCTAACCCCGGGGTTTCGCGCTCGCGCAGCATCGGATCACGGGTGCGCCCGCGAAATTCCATCACGCAAAGCTCGATCACCGCCATCTGGACATCGTCGGGGATCAGCGCAAAGCCGCCGGTGTAAGCGACATAGATGCTGGTGGTGCTCTGCCACAGGAACGGGTCGGCGGCGCGGTAGACGAGCCCGGCATCGATGTCGACGATGTAATCGGTAGCGCCGCTGAGGCTGGTCCCGTCGACGGTCACCGAGGTAATGCCAACCGGCGCTTGCGCCAAGATCAGCGGCTGGCCTTGCAGGCCGCCGACTGCGCCGAAAATGTCCTGATAGCCCTGTTGCGCAAACACCCGGTTGCAATATTGCTCGGCGAGCCGCGAAACCCGCGAGATGACCTTCGCCAGCCAGACATCTTGCGCGGTGTCGTTCGGACGGATCTGCAGCTGCTCGCGGACGTCATCGAGGACGACGAGATCACGGGTCACCGCCGGCGTGATCACACTGGTTATCGAGGCCGTCATCATGCCGAGGCCTCGCCGTGATAGAGTTCGAAGAATCGGCGAAGCTCGAGCGATGGCCCGAGCGTGCCGTCGCTCAACAGCGGTGTCGCGCAGTAGCCGTCGACGATCCAATCTGAGATGGTCGCGCCGGCCGGTCCGGCTGCGCCCTTTTCGCCGCGCTCGCCGCGTTCGCCTTTGCCGCCGCGCTTGCCCTGGACGGCGCTGAGCGCCCAGCCGGCACCGGGGAGCGGCCCCGGATCATCGCATCGGGCTCGCCATTCGCACCCGTCGAAGCACACCAGATCGAATTTGCGGTAGTCGCGGCCGGGTTCGAATTGCCCATGGACCTCGCCTTCAGCGGCATCGCGGCCGGCGGCAGCGAGTAGGATCCAATCGTCGCCTGCTGCCCCGGGCTCGCGCGCGGTGTCGCGGAATGCCTGCCAGGTAGCGCCGCGGTGCGCGCGGACGTCGCCCCGATAGTGGACTCCATCGGTCCATAGGCAGACCACCGGAAGCGTTCCCTGCGGTCCAGGCGCCCCCGCAGCGCCTTCTGGCCCCGGTTCGCCGTCCTCCCCATCGCGGAGGGTTGCGAGTCGGTTCTCGAGCCGCTCGCGCAGCTCGTCGAGCCGGGCGAGCATTGCCTGGTGCTCGGCGACCACCGCGTCGCGTTCCCGTAGCCAGGCTTGATGCACCTCGAGGATCGGCTGGATATCGGGTGTGTCTCCGGGCGGCCCTGCGGGCCCGGTTTCGCCGGGTTGGCCTGGCGGTCCAATCGGTCCCTGATCCCGCACCATCATTGCCAGGCGCGCTTCGAACGCCTCTCGCATCCGCTCACGGAACGCGAAATGGTCGGCGCGGAGTTCAGCGATCTGTCGGCCATGCTCGGCGACTGCCAGGTCGCGCTCGCGCTGCCAGGCCACCCGTTCGTGGGCAAGCGCCTGGCCGAGCGCGTCGGCCCAGCCGTTAAGCAGCGTCGCGCCGTTCTGCATAGCGGTCGGCGGCGGCGATGATCTCGGCCGCGGCTGCGGCAGCGGCAGCGGCGTCGGGCTGAGCTGCGGGTGCGGGCACCGGCGGCACCGGCGGCCTCGGCGGTGGCGCGCCGGCAAAGCTGAGCGGGACGACTTGCTGCTGGACCCGCGGCTCGTCGCCGGCCTTGGCGGCAGGCAGATCCTCGAGCGCGCGTGCTTCGTTTGGCGAATAGATGCCGCCCTGTACGCCACGCGCCAGCGCGTCGATGCGGTCTTTGAGGTTCGAGCGCTCGAGCGCCACCGTATCGAGCTCGAGGTAATCGTCGGGCCAGCCACCGAGGCCAAAGAACCGCGTCATTGCGTCCTCGACGTGATTGAGCGCGAAGCCCAGCCCGGTCGAGATCCAGAAATGCATCAAGTTTTCGGTCGAGCCGCTGGGGACTTGCCCGGTCGCCAGGGACAGCAGCGCCAGCGGCATGCGGAACGCCGTGGCGATGCGCTGGTCGCTGATTTGCAGCAGCTCGGCGAGCTGCTCGTCGCGGCTGGTGGCTGCGGTCGGCTCCCATTTAAGGCCGCGCGACAGGATCACCGTATTGCCGGCGGCCGGTCCGCGGGTCATCTCGTCCCAGCGCGCTCGCAATACACGCATCGCGTCCTCGTTGAGATTGTCCTCCGAGTACACGATGCCGCTCGGGCGCCCTTGGTTTTGCACATAGGCCAGCGCCTGCCGCACCAGCGCATCGCTGGCCGCGACATCGAGCATTGCCGCAACCACGGGCGCCTCGCCGAGCAGCCGGTTGGCCGGGTTGATCTCGAGCTTGATGTGGAGCACGTCGCGCGCCGGGACCGCGATCAGATCCTCGGCCGGGATCTGTTTCTCGATGATCGGATTGCCGGCCAGATTATAAAAAAGCTCGCCGGTCACCGCGAGCCGCGGCGCCGATATGCGCGGGTCGAAGAGATGCACATCGGCGATTTCGTAGCGGTTATTGCGCACCGCAAGCGCGTAGGCATTGCCGTAGGTGTAGAGCCCGGTCACCAGGTTGAGAAACAGGTCTGAAGCCGACTGATAGGAATTCGGTCGTTTGAGGATGCGCGACAGGTCGGAATTGGTAACGCGGGCACGTCCGTTGTTGGACAGGCCGCGCCAATGGCTGCCGGGACACATCGCGATGGTCTGCGCATAGGCCGCCACGCAGGCCGAGACGATCGAGCCCTGCCCGACCGGCGCCGGATTCCAGCCCAACTGCCAAAAATTCCACGGGGCGTTTTCCGGCAACCAGCCGCCGCTAATCGGCAACCAATAGCCACCCTGCTTCTGCTTCGGCCGGAAAGGCCGGGTCAGCGCCTGCGATATCCGCGCCAGCACGGCCTAGCCTGCCGGGTTATCGGGCCGCGGCAGCCCAAGCATGGCGGCGTCGTTGTCGGCTTGTGTCAACACCGGCTCGGGATAGGTACGCGGTCCGTCCCAAGTCGTGAACCCGGCCGGGATGACCCCGATCGGAGCGCTCGACGTGTTGAGCCGGGCGACCGCGGGGATGCCCGAAGTGCCGTCGAAAACGCCGCTGAACATGATAAAGGCCGCCGCACCGAGCGCATGCCCGACGTCGCCACCGATGCCGTTCGCCGGATCGCCGCTGAAATCGGCCGCCGCGATATTCGTCCAGCCGAGGTTCTGGGTGATGTTGCAGGTCCAAAAATCTTGCGTGTCGCAATCGTAGGCGAACCCCAGCACGTCGCCGTCGAGCGCCTTGAGCCCGCCACCGAAGGTGGCGATCACCGCGTTGTTGAAATAAAGCAGGAACATCCGCGGCGTATAGTTGTCGATCCACCAGCCGATGCTGTCGGTGCTGTCGCCGGGCCAACCGCCGACAAGCTGCTGATGGCTCGTGGCAATGCCGGTCATCCAATCGCCGGTTTCCGCTATGACCTCGGTAATGTGGGTAACTTCCCAATACCATTTGCCGCTCGTCTGGCTCGTCGTCGAGCGAATGCCGCGCCACGCGTCGGCGCTGGTTTGAGCCGAGGCGACGTGATTGCCGTCCGACAGCACCAGATCGCTGTTGTCGGCCGGGTTCCACGTGGATAGCGCCAAGGGCTATTTCCTAGGCGTCGCCGCTAGCGGTGCTGCCGGTGCTGGCGTCGGCGATCCCGGCCGCGCCGTCGGCGCATGCGCCCGCTCGGAGGCCTCGAGCCGTGCCTGCTGTTGATACAATGGTGGCATTGCAGGACTAGCGGGCGGAGCCGCGTCAGGACGTGGTTGACCCATCATCATTGCGTCGTTCTCGGCCTGAGTCGGCGTCGGGACGCTCTCGCTCATCACTTTCGAGGCCTCTTCGGTGAGCTCGCGATAGACGGCCAAGCGTCTTTCGGATTGCTGGCGAAACTCCGACACGATGTTCCTCCTGTTGCTTGGTGACCAGCCGGCGGCGCAGGAATTCGACTGCCGGCTTATGCCACGTGAAACGTGTTACCAAGTGACGGCAGCAATCCATGCGACCACCGGACGCCGCATGATCCAGTTCATCGGCAAAATCATGCGCAGCGCCAAACTGTCGGTTTGGAACATCGACCGCACCGGGGCCGCGACCACGTTGGGCGTGCCCGGCGTGCCGATCGGCAGCGGCGTCGTATCCTCCATGTGCAGGGTCGCCTGGTCCGAAACTTCAAAGCGCGGATCGTCGCCGGAGAGCGAGACGTAGTCCGCGGCGTCGACCAGGACGACGATGCCGACGGGCTGCGTCGTTGACTTGATGACCGGATATCCCAGCAGCATGTTGTTCTCGATGCCGGCCTGAAAAGGGAATGCTCCCATCGCGTTTGCGGTGAGGCCGATCGACAAGGCCTGCACTGGATTCATGATCCACGCCAGGCGTCGCATCGAATTGACCGCGGCGAGCGCCCCGACGAGTTGCTTGAGATCCCCGACGAGTGCCGTGAATCCGCCCCCCGCGGTCGGTGTCAGCCCGGTGACGTAGCTGCGCAGGCCCGGCGGCCGGATCGATGTCGCGGGATTGGCGTCGAGCAGGACCGAATCGACGGCGATCGACGTATCATCCTGTATCTGCTGCCTGAGCAGCATCTCGATCATCGGTGTCGAGTGCTCGGCCATTTCGCGCGTGTACGCCGTGATCACGGCCATTTTCTTGAGGCCGATCACTACTGTCGTGAACTGCCCTTGGCGCACCGGAATAGGCGCACCTTCGGCCACGAACGAACCGGCGATCGTCGGCGTCAAGCTGCGCGTCGGCATGCTGATTTGCCCGAAACGCCCCAGCGTAGCGCGCAGGCCTTGACCACTCAGCGGCGTGTAGACGCTTTCCGGCAGGAGCGCATCGAAAAATTGCCCGTATTGAATTTGAAATAGCTCGGCGGCCCAGCCGGCTTGCGTCGATGTCGCCGGCACCGTCGCGGCGCGCTGGGTGTAAACCTCGAGCATTGCCCGCGTTGCCGCATCGTCGCCGTAGCGCTCGCGCAAGATCCGCTCCGGCGCTTGCTTGGTAATGTGTGAGAGCACGTGGCAAACGATCATTCGCATGATCAGATAGCCCGGCTCTTCCTCTTTTTTCGGCACCGCAAACGGCCGCGCCCCGGCCGAAGCCGGCGCCGGGAGCGCAGGCCGCGGCCCCGTGTTCGCGGCCGCCGTCAGCGGCTCGGAGCCGTTGCCGAGCAATTTCTCGCTGCGCTCGAGGTTGCGCAGCCGCGTTACCTCGGAGTTTATCCGCGTGTTCAGATCCTCGATCGCGCTATCGTCAAGCTCGTCGCGGTCGAGGTGTTCGCTCAGTTGGTCCCGCAGGCCTGTCAGATGCACCTGTGAGAGCTCGATCCTTTCGCTGACGGTCGTCATTGCATGTGGCTTTCTGCTCGAGGAGATTTCGGCGAGCCCGCCGCCATTGGTGCGCCGGCCACCCTTCGCGGCAAGCCCGCCGCTGAATATGAGCTTCTGGCCTTCGCTGGAGATCCCTACTGCCCTAGCGACAGCTACGGCATTGGGGTTAGCTGGAACCGCGACCAGGCTGCATTCGAGGAGCTCGGCCTGGCTGTATCTGATGCCGCCGGATTTGCTGCCGGCCAGCGGCTCGAAGGCGCGCGAGTGGAACCCCACGCTAACGGCGCGCAGCACGCCGGCCGCCACCGCGGCGCGAATTTCCTTCAGCCGCTCGGAAACCGGCGGCATCAGCTCGAGGCGTCCGGTCAGTCGGCCGTCGCGCACCGCGACGTTCGCCCATTTCCCGATCGGGAAGTGACTATCGTGGCCGAATAGCGCCACCGGATTGCGCTGAAAATTGTCGAGCTCCCAGCCCTCCTGATCGATCACGTCGCCCATGCGATCGACCGAGGAATCGCTCATCACATATTCAAACGGGTCATCCCCGGCTGGCGCTGCGTGTGTCTTGAAGCGCTTGGCGTCGCCGTCGCCGGCATCGTCCATCCCGGCCTTGCGCTTGTAATGGTCGATCACGCTTTGCGCGCGGTCGAGCACATCGCCTGGCGCATCGGTCTGCGGCAGCCTCGAGGCCGCAGCGCGAATACCGCTCTTCGGCACCCGCAAGCCGCCCTCGCCGGCCCGCGCAATCGGCAGCTTGTACGATCCGCGCAGCGCCGGGTCGGCCGCGTCGTAAATCAGAAACCCGCGACGCGCCTTGGCCGGGTCAAAGTTCTCGCCGCCGGCAAAATCAAAGATCGAAGCGACCGCAGCCGGACCATCCCAGGCGCGGTCGCCATCTTCGATCGGCAGATCGCGCGCGGCGCCGACCGTCCAGCGCTCGCCAGCCCGGCGGGCACCTCTTTCCTTCTCATGCTCGTTGCGCCAGGCCTCGAAACAGACGCTGAGCCGGTCATGCATCGCCGGGTACTCGTCGACGACATCGGGGTGCCCGGTGCAGCGCCCGACGAAATCAGCCTGCGATTCTCCAGAAAACGGTTTTGGGATGGGCATTTACCGTCCCCTTATCCGATCAGCGCCCTGACGTTGAAGGCGGCGCGGGGCCGGCTCGCGGCGGCGTTGATCGCCATGGCCAAGGCGACCATGCCGTCGATGCGGCCGGACGATCTGGCCTTTTCGAATTTCCGATTTCCGGCCGGATCCATCACCACCATTGCGT